AGCAACATCTCAGTGGCATAGCGTTGGCCTTGTTGGCGTTCGAAGCTCATGCGGCCACCTCATTCAGCAAGTCGTCGAAGACCACGCCCTTCTCCGAGAACTCGGCCACGATGGCGTCGGTGTAGGCGATGCCCTGGGCACGGTTGAACAACCTGGTCACGGGGAAACCGTCAGGGCCGAACATGGCGCAGGCGCCCATCAGGCGGATCTTGGTCTCGTAGTCCAGGTGCAGGAACAGGCGGTTCCAGCCTTCGCGGAAGTCGGCGTCAGCGGCTCGCATGATGGGCACCCCGAAGTGGAGCTTGCAGTACCGGCGGGCGTCCTCGACATCATCCATGCCGGTCATCTGGGCTATGCGCTGGTAGAGGGCGAACCAGAGGGCATTTTGATCCAGGGTGCGATCCTTCCCGGGGCGCAGGGAAACCACCACGTACTTCTTCTCGCGGTACATGCTGGTCAGCCTGGTGATGGCCTCGGAAAGGCGGGCTGCGCTGTTCACAGCGATTTTGTCAGTCATTGCACGCTCGCCTCCGGCCAAATAGAACGAACCACTGCGAGCGGGTCGCAGTCTTCCATCAGGATCATCACGAAGGGCGCGCGGCCAGGGATGAGGACGTTCCAGGAGCGTTTCATTGCTGGGCACCTCGCGGCTTGAAGTCGGCGACCATGGAGCGGGCGGACTTCCGTTGCGGACGTACCTGCTGCTCCTGCTGTTCTTCTCGCGCCTGAGCGCAGCTAACGAACCTGGCGAACTCACCCTGGAACTGCAGAAGGCAGAAGCCTGGTTTCGCGTGGCGGCACTTCACGACGTCGAGTTCGGTGATTCCGTTCTGGCCCTGCGGAGAGTTCATGTCGCGGTGCGCCATGATGATTACGTCGGCGTCCTGCTCGATCTCGCCGGAGTCACGTAGGTCGCTCATCTTAGGCTTGGCGTCGGCGCGGGTTTCGATGCTCCGGTTTAGCTGGGCCAGCGCCACGACAGGGATTCCAAGTTCTTTGGCCAGCGCCTTCAGTCCGCGGCTGATCGCGCCAAGCTCTTGGTTGCGGTTCTGGTGCCGACTATTCGGCTCCGGAGCGATCAGGCCCAAGTAGTCGATCACAATCAGGCTGAGCGGCTTGGCGCGGTGCTGGAAACGTGCAATGGAGCAGATGCGGCTGAACGTCAGGGCACCCTTGTCGCAAATGCGGACGTCCCCATTGGCGACCTGGTTCACGGCAGCCGTCATACGGGTGATGGAGTCTTCGCATTCCAGGGCCTTGCCGGAATCAATGGCTGCCTGGGAGACGCCGGACAGAGCAGCAAGCGAACGTTTTGCCAATTCGGCCTGCGACATCTCCAGCGAGAAGATCAGTGCTGCTCCCTGGTTCCGAACGGCAATCTCATCGGCCAGCCCAACTCCGAGAACGGTCTTACCGGTTCCAGGACGACCGGCGATGATCGCCAGGTTCCCCGGGCGTAGGCCTTGAACAACCGCATCCAGGTCGGGCAGGTTGAACTTCAGACCAACCGACTGAGTTCCTCTCCAGCGGGTTTCCATCTCGTCGAAGACGGGCAGCATGGCCTCGCGCAGCGTCACAACGTCAGGCGTTTCGTCCTGGGCGTTGAGATCAAGAACGATGCTCTGTGCCTCGGCGATCTGCTCCGGAATCTTGCCGCGCTGCATGGCGATTTCCATCAGGCGCTCTCCGGCGGCATAGAGGTTCCGCGCCCTGGAGCGCTCGACCACGACGCGTGCATAACTCTCGGCGTTGGCGGCGCTGGCGACGTTCTGCCATATCTCGGTGGCGTAGACCATCGTGTATTCGCCACTGGGCAGCTCTGCACGGACTTCAGCCAGGGACAGCGGATCAGGGACAACCTTCTTGGAGTGGCAGCCGAGGATCATCGTGTACAGCAGGGCGTTGTCAGCTTCGCTGAAGTCGGCCGGCGACAGGAAGGCACCGACGATTTCGCAGAGATCGGGGCGCTTCATCAGAGCACCGAGAACGCCGTGCTCGGCTTCCATGGCGATCAGGGGGCGTTCATGCAGCATCGTACTTGCCCTCCATGAAGCGCTGGATCTTGCTCGCGGTGGTCAGGAATTCGAAGTCAGCGCGCCACCCGCGGTTGTTGTTGCCCAGCATGAATGGGCAATCCAGGACGTCGTTGAACAGCCCTTCCCAAAACGACAGGCCGCCATCGCGGACTGGGAATCCTCCGTCGAGCTTCAGGTTGTACGCAGCGCGGATGTGCTTGCGGTGTGCCTCGGTGACGCCCATGCAGCGCTTGAGCTTCCCACCAAGGATCTGGTTGTACAGGTCGCGAATTTTCTCGTAGGGGATGCGATCAAGCTGGAACAGCTGGGCGGTCTGGCCGGAGTCCGGCTCTTGCTCTGCTGCTTGCTTTGGGTCGACTGGGGTCGAGGCGGGAGCGTCGACATGCTCTTCCTCTGGAATCAGAGAATCCGGAATCAGAGAATCAGGCGATCCTGGCGATTGCTCGGCACTGCCTTGGTTGTGCTCTGGCACTGCCTTGGTTGTGCCTTGTTCTTTCTTTGGCTGCTCAGAGGCATTGCCAGGAAGAGAGCTTGCCTGCTCGCGGACGTGTGGAGTCTGATGCTTGGCGAAGTTCAGCACCTGAATGAGCTTGGCCCCGGCAATCTCATAACGATGAATGAACCCGGCCTTGGCGAGGTTATCCAGCATCAGGTCAGCGTCTACGTTGTCGTAGGGAAGCGCCTCGGCCTTGATCCGCTTCGGGCGATCCTCAAGACGCCCCTCCCGGTCGGCCAGCATCCAGAGGTAGATGAACAGCAGGCGAGTGAGAGGATCTAGCTCTGCTAGGTCTTCGTTGGCCATGATTCCCGGCTTGATATTGCGAGCTCGTGCCATTACCAGTCCTCCCCAGTTTCAGCTGGAGCCAACTGGGAAGTCGCGGTGGCAGCCTTAGCCTCCCGCTCCTTGATCAGCTCGTATTGCATATCGCCATCCAGCCATTCAGTTTCGATATCGCAGTTGCTGAGCAGCCAGTTGTAGATAACCAGCGGGTTGCAGTGGAAAAACTCACGATTCGGAGATACCCGAACTGCATCAAGCTCACGATGCAGAGCGCGTTCCGTCTGGAGGGCGCTATCCACTTCGACGTAGAACAGAATGTCGAAAGGCTCGGGGACCGATGTTGAATTGGAGAGCTCGAAGCACCGCTGTGATGGTGCACGATCAGTCTTTCCAACCTTGTAGATGCCAGGCATCGAGGGATTGGACAGGCAGTAGATGAACCCGTAATTCATGGGTTATGCTTCCTGTGTCAGTTGCATTTCCACGCGTTTCTCGGCTACCACCGAGCCACGCACCGACAAGGCCCTGTAGCGCTCGCTCAGGGCCTTGTTCATTTCCTTCCGAACGCCAACGCTCCGTTCCGCCAGCTCTTCAGCAGCGACCGCCATGGCGGCGTAGTCTTCAGCGGTGAGGCGTTGGCGTGCTCTCATGAGTCCCTCTTCAGTCCCTGCGCCGAAATGGCTGGACGGTTCCCCTGGTGTTGTTCGGCTTGGTCTTCCTCGCGAGCTGCTGCTCCAGGAATTCCGCCAGGGCCTCTTCAGGGGTGAGCCCTTTCTCTTTCGCCAGCCTAACCAGGCCCTCGTAGGCCTTTGGGCTGATCGTCGTGCTGATGTGTGCCATAGGCCCCTCTCAGGGCCTTCAGGCCACGGTCTGCTGTTCGCTATCGTTCTCTGCCAGGCGTTCCAGGGCGGCCTCCACCAGGTCGCGGACGAGCACTGCTTTCTGGGTGCGATGGAAACGAGCCAGCGCGCCGATGAGCTCATACGTGGTCTCGTCGACGCGCAGCTTAATTTCCCGGTCCTTCAGGTGGCTGGGGTTGTCGTACATTCACAGGGCTCCTATGCGATTGGTTTCGTCTTCCAGACCCACTCGGGTCCACTGTAAAGGTCGGAACCTCGCTGGTAGGCTCTGAAGCTCCTACACAGCAGCGCGAACCAGGAGGTTCCGATGTCAAAACGCGAGTTTGTTAACCCCGCTTTCAAGCCAGCTGAGGCTGCTCAAGAGGTTCTTCTTGAGCTTGTCGCCGCAGGATTTGCGAACAGTTCGGAAAACCGGACGGCAATGGGCGGTCAAGGCAGAGGAGAAAACCTCGCTGCCTCCCTGATCGCTGTTCACAAGGAACTCACGGCGTACTACCGCTCTCTTTCCGCAGAGCAATAAGCGCTGCCTTCAAGGCGGCGACGCAGCAAGTCGCCGCCTCTTCCAGACAGTTCATGTCGGTTTTCCGCACCAGTTCCGGGAAAACCTCGGCGAACAGGTCGTTGGCAATGGACCTTTCCTGGTCGGTCAGGTCTGCGTTCTCGGTATCCATGGAGGTCTCCTATGCGGCTTGGGTTTTGGCTTGAGAGGGGAACGGCCGCAGCTCTTCGGCGGTGAAGGTTCCGTCGTCGTGCTCGGTGACGTAGATGTCGCGACCAACTCGCAGGGCCTTGCTGATTGCTCCCTGGGTAACGCCCAGCAGGGAAGCCGAATCAACCTGCCCGCGGTCAGCGACGAATTGCTTGAGATGTGTCCGCTTCATTGGGCGCTCCGTTGGTGGCACGCACAGATTATTACTTGCGGTCTTGTTTTTCGCAAGACCTGCGGTCTTAGAACAGCAATTACCTCAGGTCATAGCCTTGGCGCATGGAAAAGACATCAAAGAAGCGGTCCTTGACGGAGGAGGAGCAGCGCGAATGCGATGCCCTGAATGCCATCTACAAGGCCAAGAAAAAAATGCTTGGGATTACTCAGGAGAAGATCGCGCTGGAGGGTCTCAAGGCCAGTTCGCAGAGTGCTGCCAGTCATTACCTGAGAGGGCGCAATGCACTAAATGCAGAGGCGGCAGCCGTTTTCTCTCGATACCTTCAGGAGCCGGTTGAAGCATTCAGCCCAAGGCTTGCCGCAGAAATACGCTCCATGGCTCGTACAGCCCTGCCATCCAGAGATGAAGAGCCCGAGGCCGTCATGATCGGCGACCTGTCGCCCTGGGATGACAGCACGCCGCTAGACGATGACGAGGTGGAATTGCCGCTCTACAAGGAAGTTGAATTGGCCGCCGGATCAGGCCGGACAGCAGTTCAAGAGATGCCGGGGCGCAAGCTGCGCTTCTCCTACGCCACCCTCCGGACAGCTGGCGTAGATCCCGCGGCCGCGGTATGCGCGCAGTTGAAGGGCAACAGCATGGAGCCGCTCATCATGAACGGCGCCACCATTGGT